GACGACACAAAATACTAATAAAGAATGGATAATAATCTAGAAGATCTGGTTGTTGATTCGTTAAGTAACTATGCAGGAGAGGTCGTAACCGGTGAAGAATTTTCTTATGAGATTAGCGTTGACGGCATACCTGTTCCAGAAGTAGTGATTGAGGTAGTAGGCTCTAATGTTAACATTTCCTTTATACCATTAGAGGATTCAGATGTGGTTTCCACAGTTGGCAGCAGTATAATAAGACAGCAACTCAGTTACGATTTAGGTAATTGGAAATTAAGGAATATTGTTCATGATTTCACTTTCTCTGAGTACATAGAGGAAACAGATACCAAACTCTCCACCATTTTCAAGAAATCAGGCATTGAGCTCACCAAATATTCACCAGATTTTGTTAAAGAAGCACAGGAATACAACATTGTAGTGGAGGTGGGCACTTCTCAAGGCAACTCGCAGTCTGTTAAAAAGGGGTTCTCTGACAAAAGACAAAAATATGAAAATTTGTTACGATCAATAATTAAGAACGAGGCAGCAGTTGAAGGTAATAACAAACGAGTTCTTTTCGGGATAATTATTGTTGGGCATCAAAAGGTGCATTCTAATCTAGAACTAGAGGTGATTGAGCTGCAAGAGTTGCAGATGAGATTCAAAGTGGGGCTGAGAATTCTGAGCGAGTTAGTAGATTTAGGTCTAGTTACTAGTCCTCAAAAGGATGCTAGTGAGGTTAGGAAGCAATTAGAGCAATATTTTTTGAAATTAGATACTATTAGTGCGCCAGAGATAAAAGCATGGAATGAGTCCTTGATGAGGAAGATAAATTCAAAAACCGAAGATTATGAGTTTATGGAGGCTCACTTGAACAGATGGGACGAGAGTCGGATCTTCAATTACCTGAACAGCTTGGATTCAGAACACATTGCCGATGTGACATCAAAAATCTTAACAAAATCCTTGGTAACCACAGTTAATGCAGCTAAAAGTTATGAACTGGATCCTAAAATAAGGAGGAAGAAGAGTGAAGCTGCCCATGATGAGTTTGAAGTGAAGTACACAACGCAAAATAAAGGGAACATGCACTCAAGACAAAAGGCTATAATTAATGTCCCTTTAATAGTCATGAGTACTACAGACCCCTCAAGAGTGCCGAGCAGAGGGATCTTATTGTCAGATGCGCAATTTGATACGGTTTATGATGTCTTGTTCTACGCAGGAATGGTTAAATCAGCAGGAGATCCAGAATATTTTCCAGACTACGAATCAGATGTGTTAGAGCAGTATGGGTGGGAATCTGAAGCGCCCATTGACTTCATGGAGCTCCTTGAAATTAAAGAAAGAAATATTAGCTCTTTATTCAAGTTCAAGGGAACATTCAATCTCTCAGATGTTTCTCAAGAATTCATAGATATGGCTTTGAGCATAATTGATAAGGATATACAGGAACAGAGAGTGCTATCAGAGAAGTTTAAAGGTAAAACATCCAGATTCTCTGCATTGTTAACAGGTTCTAATAGGTTTGACTTAGCCTTAAAAGGAGTCCAGGGAAAGGGGTTGACAGAGAAGTTCATCAAGGGCAGACCAAATCCAAATTATGATGAGGAAGTAGCAACTGCTAGAGGGTCTCAGCCAGATTGGTTTCACATACAAGACACAGACACCTCTGACATGGATGCTCTAATGAGTGATGTGGAGCTCTATAAGGAATTGTTGGAAGAAGTGCCCATTAGTGCTGAGAGTACACTATTATGGAGAGCCCTAACTGAGCAATCAAGATCATTCCATGGAGAAAATTTCCTGAAAGAACATGAGGAGGAGCATCTGAGCTGGCTCTCAAAGACTAAACTATTTCTATGGTCTAAATTAATAACTGACATTGGTACTGAGGTGGACATTAGCTTAAAACAGAACTGTAAGAAAGATGATTTTATATTTAAAAAACTGCAGGACTTTAATGTCTGGCTCTTAATAAAGCCTACTAGGAAAAGTGAGCAAATATTTGTGTCTGTTTTGTTTAAAAAGGAGGACATAATTTTATCAAAACAATCAACAGTATTTAAAAAACTGAACAACCTTTTTAGTGGTGACAACTATGTTCACACAAACTTCATAAGTTTAACAGAGTCAAAAATCCTCAATTGGGTTTTATTTCTACCTAGAATGCTGGGATTGTTCAGATTTTGGTCCAACTTTTCTAACATTGAACCTTATACAGAAATGAAGTTGGTTAATGAATCAGAAGTCAATGCTCAGTTCATAGCATTTTACAGAAACTCAATGCCAATGTTAATGTTGACCCTATTGATTGGGTTGGCAGATAAGACAGAAATAGAGGAGGAGATCACCAGGACTAGATACTTGGTTATGGAAAGTCTAAGTGAATGGCCAATTGAGCCTAGACCATACAAGATGGCAGACAAGGTTAGTTTAGGAATGAGGAGTAGACTGACATTGTGGCTCTATAGGAAACACAAAGAATTATGCCATCTATACACTGCTCACCCACCTAGAGCCAAGAATGAGGAGGTTTTAGGTCAAGGTCAGACAGAAACAAGTAACCAACTATTCTGGGATGGGTTCATCAATCCTTACACCGGATTCAAATTAACATCTGGCCAGCAGGTTATCAATCTGTTTTACCTGGGTTACATTAAGAATAAGGATGAAGTGGCCCTAGCGAATAAAGCTAGCAAACTTTATGACAAAATTCTAACGTATGAGACACAGTATGATTTGGAAACAGCTAGAATATTGGGATTCCATGCACCCTCAGAACCACGGCCTCATTGCTTTGATCCCGATCTCTTGCTAGACTGTGCCAACCATCTGAAAACCAGAATCACTAAAAGCTACCCTGAGTTTGATTACACATTCATGAAGAATTTACACTCTTTCCTATTCCTACGATCAGTTGAAGAAGACTTTTCAACATTAAAAGCATCAAGTAATTTCAATGAGACCCTTTATGATAGGAAAACAATTGACAGGAGATATCGAAGGGCAAAGGTCATTGAAAAACTAGCACTAGAAGGTGAGGGGGCAGTGACAGTAGCGGACTTATTCGAGAGGAAATACTTATCCTGCCTCAAGTCGAGAGGACTAAACATAGACATTTTCAGAAAACCACAGCATGGTGGGGATCGAGAGATTTACGTTCTGGGATTCCAAGAGAGGGTGGTTCAAAAGTTAATTGAGCAAGTAGCTAGAATATTGTGTGAGTTCATACCAGAAGAAACAATGACTCATCCAGGGAATAAGACTGCTATTCCGGAAAATAATAGCAGGGAAGCCAAAACCAGATTCAAACTGGGACACATAACTCTAAATAGCTCAGCTGATGCATCAAAATGGAGTCAGAATAATAGCAGTTACAAAATGATGATCTGCTTATTGGTTCTAACACCGACATACTTGCACAAAACAATAATCAGGTGCCTAAGACTATGGGAATTTAAAAGAATTCTAATTAATCCTCAAATTTTAGAACTATTTGATAAGCACAGAGATTTGATGCTTTACGACAAAACACTGCAGAGCATGTTCAATGGTTATAAAGGATATGAAAAACTGAGGTGGATTGGTTCAGGGGATCCGTATATAAGGGTGACAACAGGGATGATGCAAGGCATTCTACATTACACTTCATCTCTGTATCATTCAGCTGTTATTTCTAGAGTCAAGGAAGTGGTCACTAATTACAGCAAACAACTACAGCAGTCCCTGAGTTACAACACCAACTTCAAGCTAATAATGTGTCACTTGCAATCATCTGATGACTCATACTTTAGTGTTAGTGCTCCTTTAAATGGTGAACCAGATTTTGCACGTAAGTCACGCATACTTGCTACATCAATTTTGCAATTTAAAGTGGATTACTCATCACATTGTGGGGTAGTTAACTCCATCAAAACAGTTTTAAATAGCAATCATGTTTTCGAATTTAACTCAAACTTTGAATTTGGCTTCAATCATTACAAACCAGATATCAAGGCGGTTTTATCAGGCTTCTTGGTTTCTGAACAGGAATTGTTACTAACTAGACAGGAGGAGCTAAGTGTTCTCTTAACAACCTACATAGAGAATGGTGGAACGAATTATGTTGCTAATGGACTACAAATAGGCCAGAGTTATTTACACTATCATTTGTTAGGGATGAATACTACAAGGTACTTTAGAACATATGAAGCATTACAGACAATACTACCAGACCCGAGCGTGGGGTTCTTCTTATTTGACAATCCAATGTGCCCCGGTCTTCTTGGGTTTAAGTATTCCCTGTGGAACGCAGTTAAGACGACAAACCTGGGAAAGCTGTACAAACATAAACTGAGGCCACTAACAATAAGTGATCAGAGGCTTGAAGATAGCGTTAAGTTGTCCATTGAGTTGTCAGCTCATGGCTCTCTGTCTGCTTCATATAAACTGACACATGGAAACAGGGTAAAGTGGTTAAAACTTCTCGAAAGGATGAATGTTGATGAGTCATGGAAGGAAAAGGTGTCAGAGAACCCTGAAATATTATTCAGGCGGTCATTATCAATTGATGAGGTAAAAATCAAAATTTCACAGAAAATGCACTCACCTGGTGTCTCAGCATCACTGAGTGGCCTGAACTCAATTCCTAGAATCCTTGCAGAGAGTGCATACATTCTGAAGCTACAAGCAGTCACTGCTCTAAGCAATTGGATTAATCCAAAGATAGTGAAATTTGACAGGGTTACACTAATTGAGGCAATGCTGAAGGAGATGAAGGAGGTTATAGAGGATGGAGACATAACAGAGCAAGAGCTAAGAATCCTATTCCCTTTCCATGATGACTTCACTAGGAATCAACAACTGCTAGGGGCAATATCAGTTGTACAGATTGGCCAATCCTTTAGAGAGTACAAAAGGAAAGAAACTAGTATTGAAATTGCAACGAATAATGAATATAACCTAGTAAGTCTAAGAGGTATATTACTATCATTCTGGTTTGAGAACAATGTGGAAGTAATAACACCAAATTTAAGTAAAGAACATAGGAGTTACATCTTTGAACAACACCAAAAGGTTATCCCATGGATAAGGAAGGATATTAATGAATCTTTGGCACACTCCCCCTTTAATGAAATGGTAGAGATGCTGCTGTGGCTTAACACCTTCTCTGGCCGGCGCCGTGTGGTGAGACTACTAGGCACTCAGATTATTTCAAGACATGGACATAGTCGGTTACTTTCAGTAGTTGTAAACAACTTATCATCATCACACAGGCTCAATCTTGATAAGATTGACTTTGAGAGTCCAATTAGTTTAGTCACAGCAGTCCGATCTAAAATGATACTAATTGCGACACTTCCTGAAACCAATGAGGTGAAAACCAACTTAATGAAAACCTTACTTGCTGACGCCGGCGATCGTGTTACTTACATGGAAGGAGTGTCCAGGTCCAAGCAGAATGACATTATATTGATGTGCAAAATAGCAAAGACAGGGAGAAATTGGTCTGAAGCAAATTCAGCAGAGGTGCTTAGTATAATAAATGAGATGAGGAAAAATAGGCATGGGGTGTTAGGATTCTTCACTAAAAGACAAAGAGTACGAACAGGAATCGATGGGGTTGAGTATTATGGTGAAGGAGTTTGGGAAGGTATGATTGATGGGTTTGATATTAAGATAAGAATTGGTAACAAGCCAGGTGAAGCTGTGAGTGTGAGATCAATAACTGTGAATACAGCGCTGGCATCCATTGAATCAATATCTCTTAGAAGGTTCATAACTCAGATGAAATGGATCATACCCTCAACTGTACACTTCAAAACAGACTCTCTATTTCTCAATGATAAGGGTTTGAACACAAACTCTGGAGCTCCTGTTAGTGTGGACCCAACCTTTAATGTAAACATCACTGATTACTACAAGATAAAACCGATTATTGAATGGACAGGACGGAATTTAAGATGCACCTCTCAACTTCGAAACACAAGGCAGCAAATAACCATTTTAAGCATCTCTCCTAGAGTGCAACATTATGACCCAACCACAGTATATACTAAATCAAACAATTTTAAGACGTATCTATCAACCTGGCTTGAAAACAAATCACTGACAGTTAAAATTGCTGCAAAGTCCATTGAAGATTTTGATAAACTTGATGAATCTAGGCAAGAGTTAATTAGAACAAATTTAAAGTCAAAATTTCAGAGTCAAGGTATTGTGTTTAAAAGAAAGATTGACCTTATTGATTTAGCTTACATTTCAAAGCAGGATGACTTTGACTTTGATATTATTGGTGAGCTGAATGAGATAGGAGCAGTATTGGATCTAGAGGACATAACCAACTTCCAAACAAGCGAATTGACAAATGCTCCAAACATAAATGAGCTGGAAGACTTTGACTCTCAGAATGTTGATGAAGATGCTCTGAGACTTTTGGCAAGTTTTGATGAGAAGGTGTCTCCAATTGAAGTTATTAAAAATGAAGTCTGGAGATCCCATCCCTTTTATAGAAGTTTTGCACAGTCTGTGATCAATTCAGTTGGAAGAGATTCCATTAATCGCTTACTAAGTAAACGAGAGTATACCATTGAGCTTCAGGGATTCATAAAGGTGTTTGAAATACTTCTAGGTGAGAATAGTGGTAATTGGGCCCTAATTCAACCCAAAGGGTTGAAAGATCTTGCATCTGATGAAAGTGATAGTGGATCAGATGATGAGTATTATTAATGGAAAATCTGTTTCTGTTTCAATTGAAATCTTACTTCAGCCCTAGGCATTTACAATTATTAATTCATTTTCTTCTTTTTGTGTCGGTCG